ATCATTGTTGAATGTAATGCTATCTACTAGGTAGACGCCTCCTCCATCATGTTCCTTCACTACCCAACAGGAGCCAAAGGACTTAGCTATCCCTGTCTTGGTATCTGCTACGATTGTGAAGCGACTATGACCGAGGTCATTAACTCGACAGAATTTCCTAATCCATGTAGGAACCTTAGGAGGAAACTTACCTCCAAGCCAGAACCATACTTGTACGTTAGGTGTAGTTTTTCGTTGATATTGTTTCATTCGATACCCTCAAACGTCTCTGGCGCTTCGATAGAACCCCATATCAGGACTTTGTATTTAGGATGTATCCTGTAAAATTCTTCTTTCGATCTCTCTGCGTCCCCCCGCCAAATTTGCGGCTCTCTATTTCCTTTGTACCAAACCCAAACAGGTGCCCACCAAGTAACAAGCTCAGGCTCTTGCTTCTCAACTCGCCAATGGCTACCGGGCTGCCAGTGATTGCATGGGGTCCCGATCTCATCGGAATCAGGATCCCTAGAACGTCGAAAACAGTAATTATTAGCATCATAGTAAAACACACCATACGAGTTCGACTGCTCAACTCGAACACCGTCGTCGATCATAGCGGCCATAGCTTCACTCAGACGCAAGTTATATTCAGATGTCATCTTTATCCCCCCAAACCCTCCTAAGTACGCTCTCACGCCTATATCTCATCTGAGGAGGCAAATGACTTGGATTGATCTCCATGAGAAATCCGCTCAAAGCATTCACAGCGAGAGTAAGCCTACAAGGTAGAGCTAACTCCTCTCCTCCGACTTCACTCATATCCAACCAAATCTTAAAATCCTTTTTATCTAGTAACGCTGACATCAGGTCCCCTCCTAAAAACTATCCGTCCCTGAGAGGCAATATTAAAACCCAAAGTCCTCATTCTACTCAACATTCTAGATAGATTCCTCAAAGCGCTCTCTCTAAAGCGCTCAGACGAGTCATCTGTCACATCATAGATCTCCCTAAGTAGGGCCTCCCTACTAACTCCGTCTACGGTAATTAACTCCATTAGCCTCCCAGACTTCACACACTTGCTACTTAATTCAGTCCCAACCACTCAAAACTCCTAATTTAAAGTTAACCAATCTAGCTCCTGTAGCGTCCCAAACGTGGTCGCTACCTCTACTCCTGTGTTTCCTACGTACAGATGTCCTAATCCGTCGTCAGCCAGTGAGAAGTCATAACCGAGCTTTGTAAGCCTATCTGTGAATACTCGACACAATTCCTCTACCTCAGTCTTATTCGCATAGTCAGCCATACCAATCCCCGTTTTCAGCCTCAGCAGTCCATCTGTTAAATTCGAACATGTTCTCGGTTTGCTGCTTGTCGAGCTTTTCACACTCATCACACCAGCGGACTCTAAACGCAAAATACCGTCCTCCTGACTCGTCCCCAAACTGGGAACCGCACCAGCCTGTATACTGGTGTCTGCAAAAAAACACTGTGAACCTGTATATTACCCATGGGAGCCACATGACTGTACTAAGCAGCAATGCCGCGTAACCTGCGATTTCTCCAAATGAGTAATCCATAGCTAGTTTCTCCGATTGAATTTAGCTCTATTCGCCTTTTTACGGCCTAGAGCCATTTTCAGGGTTTGTCTGATAAATGCTGAGATATGTCCTTCTCCAACAATATCAAATAAATCGGATTTCATCTGCGCAGTGACCTTACAAGTCACTATTTTGTCACATAGTTGATGGTCAGCGGCATCCTTGCCGATTCTCACATGAGGCATAAGTTTTCTCCTGAAAGGTAATACCTTACCAAGCTATCTGCTACGTTACTAGCTAATTGTGGGAGGAAATAAAGCAGATTTTACGGATGGAATTCTGAGGTAATTTAGGTAAGATTATTGACTAGCTAGCAACGTAAACAGCAATCACTACACAATTCTCACCAGAGCTTTGCGTAGACTTCTAGGTATTTGTTGTACTCGTAGATTCTATCAAACTGAGTAAGCCCAGTATCCTTGAAATTATTAATATAAAACTCCACATCTGGAATGCTCCTAGCCACAAATGCCAGTCCTCCATTCCAGTTAGCTTCAGTCAGAAACTCCCATTGGTCATATGAGAGTTTTCCCCCAGTCTTTTTAACTTCGATGTAAAGAGCTCTACCAGTTTCCTTAAGGTATCCAGATATGTCAGGTAAGCCCGTAACATCGGTCTTGCGCCTCCCTCCTCCTCCTATCCCACGTTTGCCTTGGTTGTGCGTGCGGTAGGTCTTAGCGACCACAGGATGAGCTTGTAAGTGATCTAGAATATCTTTCTGTATTTCTGCCTCTAGTCTCATTTCATTCCCCATGGCAATTATTTCCCTTACTTGATTATAAACGATTATCAATTCCCCCTGACTCGATGTTGATAATTCCGCCATGAGGATTCAAATTGCAATGCAATGTTCTCTATTTTCTTCATGTCAGTGTCCTCCTCAGCATACCTGCGTAACCCAATTGGCCTAACAGCATTCTCAGACCAAAACTCATGAGCCTTGATCCAATCGAACATGGCTTCCATTTTCTCAGCGTCGAATTTCAGACATTCCCGATTCAAACGAATTTCCTGAGCGAATATTTCCAAGTCATGAGATTTTGCTGGCTGCATGTATTGAGCATATTCTAGCCAGTCCCTAGCTAATTTGTAGTCAGCTTCTGTAGGATATTTAGGACGACGGACAGTTACGCTGCATGATGGCAATTCGCTTGGGGCCTCAGGTACAGACGTAGCGCTCTCATCCATTTCCTCAATGCCTACAGGGCTCTGTTTCTCATTCTGGTAGTAGGATTCATTATCAGCCTCGAATGGCTCATACTCGCTATCTGTCGGTGTAGGAACAATAGACAGATAATCCGACACCTCTTTTTTAAAATGGGCAGGGTCATTTTTGCTTGTTAAAGTATTCTCCTTATTATGGAAGTACCATTCCGGATACCGTTTTGTTATGACAGGCTCCTTTTCTATACACTGGTATTTCCTCCAATTACGGATAGTTATCAGTGTACTTCGGTTACCTCTTTCAGTACCGATCCGGTTACCTGTGGATAACCATGATAAATGCCTGCACGCGGTACGGTGGTTTATGTTGTATTTTTCGACCCAAGGCTTGAAACTTATTAGCAATTGTCCTGGTTGCAGGTAGATTTTCTCGCCTTTCCAATTTACGGGTTCGTTACTCACTGCCCAATTGGCTTCAGCAAGTAGCAAAATCCACAATTTTATACAGTCGCCTCCTCTAAAAATAATCTGAGATTCAGTGATTTTTCGATGAGTCGCAAACCAACCTACCGGGTGAGACATAGCATTCCTCCTAGTAAGATTTGTTATCGAACGTACTTGTTAGGTATGATTGAAATCTTGGTTCCGGAATTGGTAGAATTCGCTTCTATTAATCCGAGTGAAGTGAGATCGGAGACGGCTTTTCGACACTTGCTAGCTGACCGGACAGTCTTTTTTGAAATTTCAGCAATGCTGGTAACAAATGTACCGGATACACCGGACGCCCTACATAACCAGATAAATATATCTCGTAATACCGGCTTACCAGCAAATTTATTGATTTTAGGATCAGGACTGTTGATTGATTCGTGAATTTCGATGTAGTCGGCGTGAAACATAAAGGTACTCCTCAAATTAGTTATTGCCATACGGCGGACAACAGCCTAATTTAAGGCTGTTGTTAGGAAACGTGGTTGTCTGTCAAACTATTATGTTTTCTTCAAAAATGACTCGGCTTCAGCACCGGGTCTTTTTTTTCGTTTGCTTGGTATTACTTACGGGCATAGTTGACCAGCCGGTCAGAACGTACAAGGTAAATTTCAGACTATTTTTGTAGACCTTGACACAGACAGCTCCCAAGCCTAAAAGTCGCAAATATAGACCTGAGAGATTCTGCCAGCAATTTTGAGAATGTTATGATTTTAGCTCATACCCTGCTAAAATTAAATACATGAAAAAGCGAATTCCAAAAGCTACGCTCATGTATTTAGATCAGGACTACACCGACAAGCTGTCTCCTGAGGACAAGGACTGGCTAGTCAATTTCAATATGGCTTACTACCTAGGGGAATCCCCGGACCCTAAGAACGCTCTCTCAGGCCATCAGAGAAAGAAATTAAACGAACGTGATTTGATGGCTAACGGGAAACAAAAAGCGACCCAACCAAAAATAAAAGCACCGAAAAGGTATTATACACTGGACGATTACTCGCCAGCGTCGGTAATATCTTTCGCAGATGCCTTAATCGAGGCAATTGATCAACAATCGCTAGCTACTGTTCACGATATAAAGGGAAAACCGTGATTTCATGGGTCAGGAATCTTTTCATTACACCAGAACCTGTCGAACCGACACCGTTAGAGCTCCTAGAAACCACGTTAGAATTCGCGCAGAAAGTAGAGGACGCTCAAAACAACCTCTCCCTGTGTCTTTCTAATTTCCGATTTAAAGAGGATTTCGGGACAAAACAAATCCAAGTAGCTCAGATGGTAGATTGGAACACGAGAGCGAATTTCTCTCACCAGTCTCTCTACGACGAATTAAAGATAATTTCCCAAAAAGGACCAGTAGATGGCGAAAAAACCGCAGAAATCTAAATCCAAAATGAATACCACAGTCCTGCCTACACCCAAAATCACTGAGGTTATGTGGCATGTAAAGAAGTCAGGACTCACACAGATACTAGTAGAGCAGGTAACAATCGTAGACGGGCAGGTAACAGAGAGAATCAAGCTATGCGATGACATCATAATCGTAGGTAAGGCGAAACTCTGGACAGATATATACAATAAGATCACTAGGAGGCACAGAGATGGAAGTACAGTCGACGGAAGCAATGATAGACAGGGATCAGCTGAAGGACGCTCTAGGACAGCAAAAAATAGTTCTGGACGCCTTGAGGTCGGGGACGTACCCAGCAGCGTCGATATCAGTAGCGGGAATGGCCATAGATCTCACCCGGAACATGGTAGCAGTAATCGAAAAGCAGTTATCTGATATCAAGCCTAAGAAGAAATCTGGCGCTAAGAAGAAAAAGGCAAAAAAGAAGTGATTATTGAAATTCTAGGCTTTGTCCCTTACCTGCTGACGTTACTAGTGATTTTCCTAGTGAATGCGAGATTAGTTGATTTTTTCGAATTTTCTAAAGAGACAGTCAGAATCTCAGAAGAACTAAGCAAGATTCAGGTAGCAAGTAGTGAGCTAGAAATGTCTCTGAACGAAACTGACGAGGTATTACTAGGTGTTCAAGAAAAGGTAGCAAATCTAATGGTTAAGGAGGGTTTAGCACTATGAGCACAGACAAGCCTACAATTTCTACAGTGGAGAATATTGGAAAGAAAGTAGTGGGCCGACCGAAAGGCTCGCCTAAGACGGGCGGACGTAAGAAAGGTGTGAAAAATCAGCGCTCTATCATACTGCACGAAATATTAGCAAACAGCGGTGTAGACATCGGAGCAGAGATAAAAAAGGCATTTGACTATGCGACCCCAGATCAGAAGATTTTACTCATCAAAATCGTGCTGGAATACTTCCCAAAACCTAATCCAGTCGAGATGAAGAAAGAAGAACCACCAGTAAGAGAGCTGACCCCTGCTCAGAAGTCCGCTAAGCTGGGAGCTGTGTGAAACCTGAAGAAAGTCCCTTACATCCCAGTAATGACAAAAATCTCGTAAATAGACATAGCGAGTACAGTAAGCGTCCTGCCAATGACCCTGAGTACATTTACCGATTAGCCGAGAAAATGGAGATTGACGAGGAATTGAGAGCTGTAGTCTATGAGCAGTTCTACAAGGGAGACTTAGAATTCCTCATGCATGATGGCCAGCTAGAGATCAATAGAATGATGACTAGCCATCCAGATGAGCCAGAATTCCTGATTTTATGCTCAAGGCAGTTAGGGAAGTCATTCATTGGTTTGCTGATAGCTCTCTCTCATCTGGCTAGACCGTTTGGTAAGAGAAAGCCTATGGTCAGGATTTTCTGTGAAACTCAGGACCAGATCAAGGATATCGTCCAGGACAATATGGATTTGATCATGATGGTAGCTCCTCCTGGTTACATAGTGAGAACGAAATCCGAGAAGCGTTACCAGATAGGGTGCGGTGAATTGCGCTTGGGAATGCTTGCGGGAGCTAGGGTCCATGGAAAACGTGGAGGTAATGCCACATTAATCATTACTGAAGAATCCGCCTTTTCCCCTAGTGAGACTTTTAAGGATGCCGTTGATAACGTGCTAGGACCTCAGCTGCTTAGGTCTGAAGGTCAGATGATCCATATCACTACATCGAGTAAGGATGAGCTCCATCATATCCATACTGTGGTTCAGCCCAAATGCCAGGAGGCCGGGACTCTGTGTAATCTCACGATTTACAAGAATCCCCAACTAAACGACCGGCAAATCATAAAAGCATTTATTAAGATATTCGATGGTACTACTGAGTCTTGGGAGCGAGAGTATTTAGTGCGTGTAGTGCGGTCAACCATGCTGACTGTGGTTCCTGAGTTTCATGAGGACAATATCGTCAGGGAGACAGACCAGCCAGTCTACAGCAATTGGCTCACCTCCATAGATTTCGGCGGCACGAGAGATAAACACGCTGCTGTCCTGGGTTATCACGATTTCAAGCGGGCTAAGGATGTCATCCTTGCTGAGTACCAGCTAGATATCAATACCGGTACAGATGTCATTATCGAAGAGACTGAGGCTCTAGAGAGCGATTACATGGCATCTGAGGTAGTTAGCCATATGAGAAAGATTGACGCTCCCGGACAGCTCCTAGTCGACCTCAGGGGTAATGGATTCCCTTGTTCCTTGCCATCCAAGGCAGCTGGCTCATTTGAGGCCGGTATTAATCAGATACGTATGGGCATACAGGGAGGGACCATGGAGATACATCCTAGGTGTATAAACCTCATAGCAGCATTAAAATATGGGAAATTGAATAAGCAGCGTACCGACTTCGAGAGACATCCAAAATTCGGACATCTCGACATTGTGGCAGCTCTCATGTATTTTTTGAGACATCTTAATAGAGATAATCCTTTTCCTGCTAACCTTGGAAAATCAGTAATTAGCCATCATGTTAGGCAGGGAGAGGACTCTCAAACGGATCAAGGTGTAATGGATATGTTGAACGTGTTTGGAAGCTAAGGGGAAAAAATGGATGACATGGAGTATTGGGCCAGTGTGAAGGACCCAGAAAATATCGTATCGCATATCCATACTAAATTGGATGAGTACTACAGACACCTTGAGGACACAGGAATCTATTACCTGTGGCAACGCTCATTTCTAGCCTATTACGGCTCTAACCTGTCTAACGCTTCGAGAGGTCAGCTATTCGATGCCGCCTATCTGAGACAGGAAAAGCAGATTGTCAGACTAAAATCGAATCATTACAGAAACGTCCTAAAACACACACTCCTCCTAGCTGTAGCTCAAAAACCAGCTTGGGCGTGTAGAGCGACAAATTCTGATTACAAATCCCAAGCCCAGACAGTCCTAGGTAATGGCCTAGTTGATTACTACATGAGAGAGAAAAAGGTCGGTAGAGTGATCAAGGAAGCTGTAGAACGCGGCTTAGTATTCTCTGAAGGCTGGGTACACGCTCCATGGGACAAAACCGGCGGGGATATCTATGAGGTAGATGAGGCCGGAAAACCAATCTATGAGGGAGACATGGTCTACAGTGTCCACAGTCCCCTAGATGTGATCAGAGATACCGAGTTAGATGACGACTCCCATGAATGGCTAATTCTCAGGGATTACCAGAATAAATTCAATTTAGCCGCCAAATATCCTGAGGCTAAGGAACAAATCCTTACCATGATCGGCTATGACTATGAGGAAATCGAGTCCTTTAGATTCAATATTTCCCAAAATACCACCAGAGATACCAGAGTCCCCATGTATACGATGTACCATAAACGTACAGACGCTATGCCAAATGGCCGCCTAATCATGATTGTAGGGAACGTGATTCTGTTTGATGGAGATTTACCTTATAGAAAAATGCCTCTCTACTGCCTCAAGCCAGATACTCTCCTAGAGTCACAATTCGGCTACTCACCAGGATTTGAGCTTTTAGGACTACAGCAGGGAATAGATGTCCTCTCCACAGCCATCATGACTAACAACGCTTCCAATGCTGTCCAGAACCTATGGACCCAAAAAGGCGATGACTTGTCAGTGAAAGACCTCTCGGGAGGCATGAAGCATCTACAATCTGAAACTCCTCCACAGGCCATAAATCTTACCAAAACTGCCGGGGAAACTTTCAATTTCAGAAAAGATCTAGTTGGAGAGATGGAAACTCTAGGAGGTATCTCAGCCACAGTGAGGGGAAATCCTGAGGCGTCTCTGAAATCGGGATCAGCGTTAGCTCTGGTAGTGAGCCAGTCTATCCAATTTTCTTCACTCCTAGAAGAGTCTCACAATGAGCTAGTAGAGGACTTGGGGACTGGGCTGATAGATAACCTCAGAGATTTCGCAAAAACTCCGAGAGTAGCGGCCATCCTAGGTGAGTCCAATAGACCATTCCAGAAGGAATTTACCTCAGATGACCTCTCTATGATCAATCGAGTGGTAGTGGAACAGTCCTCAGCTCTGAGCAAAACTATCTCAGGACGTGTAGAGATAGCCAACAATCTCATGGAGAAGGGAATGATTGAGACTGCGAAACAGTACATAACCGTCCTCACTACAGGACAGCTTGACCCAGCGATAGAGGGAGCACAACACGCAATGCTCAACATTCGCTCGGAAAACGAGGACCTTAGAGATGGAAAACCAGTCCAAGCGATCATGACTGAAAATCACGCTGACCATATTAGGGAGCATAAAAACCTAATAGAAAATCCTGAGGCCAAAAAGGACCCGGCATTGGTCGGATTAGTCTTAGGGCATATCCAGGAACATTTAGGACTCTGGCGCTCTATGGACCCAGCAATAATGATGATCACTGGACAGGAGCCTCCTCCTCCACCGGCGCAACCACCGGGACCTCCACAGGGTCAGCAACCACCAGGACCTCCTCCTCCACAAGCAGGACCTCCACAGCCGGTTTTGAATGCACCAGGACCGATGGAAGGGCAGCAGATGCCTAACCAACCAAACATGCCAAATAATCCCCTAACCGGGAATACGTTCGATAATCAAACGGGAGGACTGTGAGTATGAGTGAAGAAACGGGAGCAGATATACCAGTAGACGTGGACACAGGCGGGGATACCGGGGAAACCACTACCGAGCCTAATATTGACTTAGGCTCGGATGGAGACTCAGGAGGAGCTGACGCCGAATACAGAGCAGCGATGAAGGCAGCTGGTGTAAAGCTCATGGATGACCCCGACAATGAGGACATCCCAGATGTTGACAAGATGGAGGCTGACGAGCGTGAAAAATCGAGTCTTGATAAAACCACTACTGAAGTTTCAAAGGAAAAAGCTGAAACCGAACCTGACGAACCAAAGGCAATTACTTCTGAAGAAACAGAGACACTCACGCCTGAGCAGGAAACCGATCTAAAAGATGCTTTCGAGATGACTCTCAAGGTAGGGGACGATGAAAAAACGTACACTAGTATGGAAGAAATTCAGAAACTCGCACAGCACGGATTAGGTGCGAATAGTAAGATGCAAGAAGCTGCTCAAATGAGAAAAGAAGCAGAAAACTTCATCCAATCCCTAAAGGATGATCCTTTCAAAGCCTTGGGAAACGAGAGCTTGGGACTAAACGTCCGAGATCTTGCAGAGCAGTATCTATATAACCAGTTAGAAATGGACGCTATGACTCCCGAGCAGCGTCAGCAAAAGACAGATAATGAGGAATTGGCTAGGCGTAGGACTCATGAGGCGGACACCAAGGAAGCTAGGGAAACTCAGACCAAACAAGATGAGCAGTCTAAATATCGCACAGAGTTTACAACCAAAATTAAGGAATCCCTGGACGGCTCAGGTATCCCTGTAACGGATTGGACGATAGCTAGAATGGCTGGCTACATGAGACAGGCAGTATCAAAGGGATTAGATTCATCCCCAGCTAACCTCATTCAGTTTGTGAGACAAGACTGGATTAAGTCTAACCGAGATTTCTTCGGACAAATCGGAGACACCGAGGAGCTCATATCAGTCCTAGGTGATGACACAATGACCAGGATTAGAAAACACCAGGTAGCAAAATACAAAGCCGGTACACAAAAACCCGCAAACGTGGTCCAAAATGCCGAGCCTAGAGCAGCTCAGAAAAAGGCTTATTCCTCAGTTGAGGAAATGAGAGAGGACATGCTAGGCTAAACATACCAATTACTCAGCAGGTCTTATTGGGCTCGTAGGAATTAACTCCCCTTACGAGCCCGAATTTCATTCCAGCAATAACACCAGCTTACAAAATAGTCCTATGGTCATACCAACCTGAGGGGTCAGTATGTAAGTGAAGGCAACAGCTTGGCTTTTAGGCGACTTCGGTCCAACCTTCTCTGCTAATAACTCCATGTCTTTCACACACAGCCAGATAGCTGGGCGAGCATTAGCTCCAACCTCAACAGCGCTAGATCAGGCAAAAACTCGTTTTAACTACATTCTAATATTGTGTCTGTGAAAGGATATACAAATGTCTGCTAATACTAAAACCACGTTAGATACCATGTTCAAATACAAGGTAGCTGACAAGGTAAACAACTTGGTTCCTTCATGCGGTATCATGCAAAAAATGATTCCAAAATTATCAGCTGCTCAAAAAACTGGTAGAAAATTCCTGTGGCCAGTAGCTCTAACCCACGAGAATGGCATCACTTATGGCGATGATAGCAGCTTTACATATGAGGCAGCGATTGCGGGGGTATACGATGAAATAGAAATCGACAGTGTTCCCGTGGTGTTACGGTCACAAGTAGCTCTCTCAGCTGCAAATCGCATGGCTACAAGCGAGCAAGCTTTCATTACTCACATGAGCCTACGCTCTGGAAACATGAAAGACTCTTTAGCTAAACGAGCTGAGATCGAAATCATTCACGGTAAGGTCGGCTTAGGTGTCATTGGCTCATCTGCTAACGTAGATTCCACTCATGAAACGATAACCTTCTCTGATGCCAGCTGGGCGCCAGGTGTGTGGGGAGGCATGGAAAATAGTCTCCTAGAGCAACGTAGCTCTGGTACTAAGATCAATACCAATGCCGACTTGGTTCTTGATTCTGTCGATGTGGCTAATAAAGCCATCACAGTATCTGGTAACTCAACAGACATCGGAAACGTTGTTGCTGCTGACGATATATTCTTCAAAGGCTCATACGCCAACAGCATGAATGGTGTAGCAAAGCAGCTTCAAAACTCTGGAACATTATTCGGAATTGCAGCTGGAACGTACGATTTATGGGCAGCAAACGCTCATCCAGTCGGTGGAAACCTAACTATGGCTGAGGTCCTTAAGGGATTAGCAAAAGCTGTAGGAAAAGGCGGATTACAGGAGGACACTTGTTTGCTCCTCTCTAGTTTGACTTTCGAAGGTCTGAACAGTGATATCGCTGCTCTTAGAGCATTCGACTCATCGTACAAGTCTGACAAAGCCGAGTTGGGTGTTAAATCCATCAAGTACCACTTCCAAGGCGGAATGTTAGAAATCGTTCCACATCCATTTGCTAAGGAAGGCGAGGCGTTTGCATTCCCTAAGAAGGGCATCAAACGAATCGGCGCTACTGATATCACTTTCGGTATGGGTGACGGCGAATATTTCGAGAGACTTGAGTCTACTGCTGGCTACCAGATTGTAGCTCAGTATGATTACTGTATTCTCTTAATATGCCCAGCTAAGTGTGTTTATTACTCAGGCATTACAAATAGCTAATATTTGTTAGCTCCCGTCTAATGGGAGCTGTAGTCCACGCTACAGCTCCCATTTTTTGTATCAAACTGCGACTAAAGGAATCAAATCATGGCATCTACACTATCTGTTGTCGTCCAATCAGACGAAACACAAGCGCTCTTACAGCAGCTATTCAAGAAAAACGCAAACAAGGACCGAGAGGCAGCTCTCGCCTTGTCTAGATATTTCCGAGATCTCGCAGCCGAACGTATGCGAGGAAACTTCGATGTTCAAACTGGTGACGCAGCTCCTGTTAGGGCTTCAGCTACTTGGACCCTAGTGTCAGTAGTAGCTACAGACGCTTGTACAATCGGTGGCATTACCTTCACATTTACCTCAACGCCTTCAGCCTCTACAGATGTGGAAGTAGATGGAGCTGACGACACAGCAGATGCAGCAGCATTAGCAGCAGCATTGAATGCTCATGCGACAGTATCTCAGCAAGTCCTAGCCTCCTCCTCAGCTGGTGTAGTTACAGTAACTGCTAGAGTCCCAGGCGTTCTAGGAAACATGGTAGCGATTTCAGACGCTGACTCCACTATCACTACATCTAGTACGTACCTGGTCGGTGGGACCGGTGGCGGACAAGATACTCAGGTAGCATTTGCCTGTGGACTATAAGGGACCATCTAATGAGAAACTCTCTAGAAAGTACACAGACTCAGACTGAGATAATCACTACGACTAACGGTGTCTCATTTGATATCGGCCGTATCGACAATTTCAGTATCCAAGTAGTAGCTGACGTCAATACGCCAGCTGCTCTGGCATTCGCTACATCTGACGTGAACACTACAGACGATGAGATCACTGAAGTAGCTCACGGATTCACGACCGGGCTAAAGGGTCAGACCTCAACTACGACGACACTCCCAGCAGGCTTGTCCACATCTACAGATTATTTCGTAATCGTAATAGATGTAGACACGTATCAGCTAGCCACATCCTTAGCCAATTCCCTAGCAGGTACTCAGATAGACATAACTGACCAGGGAACAGGTACACACACTTTCACACCGACTTCAGTAGCTGGTGCGACTGTAACGCTACAAAAATCAAACGATGACAGTAACTGGACAAATCAAGCCTCAGCCACATCTATCACAACAGATGGAAGTTATTGGTTTGAGGTAGTCGATGCTACTTACCGCTATATCAGAGTAATCTATGCGATAACAGCCGGTAGGATGACAGTAGACGCCAAAATACTAAGCAAGGACTAAGCTATGTCAACAAATGTTACGCTAAACGGGACATCGTATACCATTCCAGCAGTCGGAGAAGGCTCATGGGGTACAAACGTCACAAACTACCTCGTGGCTCTAGCCTCAGGAGTCCTCCAAAAAGCTGGCGGCTCATTTACTCTCACTGCTGACGTAGATTTCGGAGCGACTTACGGGCTAAAATCCGCATACTTCAGCTCTAGATCTACACCAGCAACAGCTGGAATAATGAGACTCGGGAACGATGAGAATGTCTCGTGGCGTAACGCGGCGAATAGCGCCAACCTTGATTTGACAGTAAATTCCTCAGATGTATTAGAATTCAACGGAAATCCGCTAAACACACTAGCCTTAGGCGCAGCTAATACGGTTCTAAACGTGAACGCTGGCGGAACAGCTTCAGAGTATGACTTGCTAGTGAATCTGAACGTAGACGCCGCAGCAGCAATCGACTATTCAAAACTCGCAGCAATGACCTCAGCTAACATCCTAATAGGCTCAGGGTCTAACGTAGCTACAGTGACTGCCGTTTCAGGTGATGTAAGCTTGTCAAACGCTGGTGTAGTAGCCATAGCCTCAGATGTGATTATCGACGCCGATGTGAATTCAGCGGCAGCAATAGCCTATTCAAAACTCGCAGCTCTTACAGCAGCAAATATCCTAGTAGGTAATGGTTCCAACGTAGCCACATCAGTAACGATGTCAGGGGATGTAAGCCTCGACAACGCTGGTGTAGCGGCGATTGGCTCAGAAGTAATCGTGAACGCTGACGTTAGTACCTCAGCGGCAATAGCCTACTCAAAACTCGCTACCCTAACAGCAGCCAACATCTTAGTAGGTAACGGCTCAAACGTAGCTACCTCAGTAACGATGTCAGGGGACGTAACCCTAGATAATGCTGGTGTAGCCACAATTGCGGCTAACGCCATAGGGGATAGCGAGATAGTAGCTGGCGCCGACATAGCCAGATTAAAACTCGCAGCTGGTACAGCGGACCATGTCCTAATAAATGACGGCTCAGGAGAATTCTCCTCAGAAGCTACTCTAGGTAAATCTAGGGGTGGTGCTGGCGCTGATATGACTAACGTCACATTCCCAAGCGGCACAAAAACGATAGCTACACTTGAGGACGCTCAGACATTCACAGCTATTAAGTCATTCGATACCGAATTACAGCTAAAAGAAATCTCAACACCATCTAACCCAAATACCGGCTATCAAGGCTTGTATCCAAAATCAGACGGAAAATTCTATCACCTAGACGACGCCGGAATAGAGCAGGAACTAGGCTCAGGCGGCGGCGGTGGCGGATTCAATCTAATAGAGAACCAGGACGGTGGCTCAGCTCTAGATAAGACAGCCACAAATGACGTTCAGGACTGGATAGACTCAAGTACAGGCGTTGTAGGTGTAAGCACTACAACCGGCTCAGAAATCCCCCTTGATCCAAGCAAGGGCACAGCTATTAAATTCACGCTAGCAACCGGAACAGGGCACTATACTCGTGTCCGATTCACAATGCCTGAATCCCTCAAGAACCATAAACTCGGTCTATCATGGGTCCAGCTAGTATCTAGCTACGTAACCGATACAGCTAACGTAGAAATCTGGACAGATACATCAGCAGACTACACAGGTACAGCAGCCGAGATAGCGCTATCCGGCGATGACTCCTCAGGTGATTCATTCATTCCGAATCTAAATGGCGTCTACCAGGGCAACACGTTCGATACAAATGATTCAGATTATTACGAGATGAGAATCGTTAACGCTGGTGGTACAGCCGGGTTTATCTCGCTGAATGAGATATCCATAGGGTTTGGGAAGGTTACTAGTGGAGCGATTGTTGGGCCTGATACTGTTTTCACTGCCGTATGGGAAGGCTCTAGTTCAACAACCAGCGTGGCTGAATCCGATGCGAATTGCAGATGGAAGCGCAATGGCGATGTTATGGAAGTGACTTTCGGAGTCGCAGCAAGTGGAGACTGGACCGGAAGTGGGGATTTAACCCTAGAAGTACCAGATGGTAAAACCATAGACACTACTCGCGTTAGAGACAGCGGAGTATCTGGGCTTGGGTATGGCCAGATGTATGATTCGTCGGCTAACGTTTGGATTGACGTGATACCCGCTTACAATTCAGGCATTGGAAGCAATAACATTAGATTTTCAAAATCTGCTTCAGCGACAGATTCCCAAGGAACATTGGCCATTACGGACGTTGATAGTAGCGATCAGTTGTCCGGGACTATAATAATCCCAATCGCCGAATGGGCAGGCAGCGGCACGCTATACGCGGGTAGTAATGATGTGGAATACTACTCATATTTCGATAGTTCAGCGATAACAGCAAACACAGGGTACGCAGACCAGAGTAAAGTATCTAGGTCGCCAAGTGGCGCTCAGTTTGCAAATATCGCAACATCAGCGGTCGACCAATACACTTACTACGGGATCACTATTCCTGAACTGCAAGAAACCGACACAATGGTTCTGCAAGTAATACAGAATAGTGGAGCTTGGGTGGACTTTGTGGGTGATCCAACCATAACGCTGTATACACGAAACGACTTAACTCAATATGGGATTACCGCCTACACAACTTCATCTACAAATATCCGGATTATTTTCGGAAACGCCGGGCGTAGAAACCGAGGAGCATTTAACGCAGTCGGAGATGATTACACCGGCATTGATGTTACCGACAATTATCGTTGGAGAATCAAAATAACCCGAGGTGGCAACACAGTAGGATTTGGAAATGCGACAGCGGAACATTCGGGCCTCACCAAAATGGACAGTGGCGCGACTACGAACGATGTAGGCGAATATCAAGAATACACGCTAGCTACAACATGGACATGGGATGGCTCAGGAAGTTCTAGCTCCTCAAAAAACATCCTAGTCACAAGGGTTGGGAGGGTAGTAACTCTGCTTGTTCCACCCACCTCACCTGTTACCGGCACATCAAGTCAATTCCTCACAACAGATACAGCGCTCCCAGATTGGGCTAAACCTACTACCAGTAATCAGTCAAGTACAGCCCTTGTCTACAACAACGGCGCAGCGGTATCGTCACCAAGCGGGTTATTCCAAGTTAAATCGGATGGAAAGATTAGACTACTCAGGGATGTCGTAGCAACAACCTTTACAAATTCGGCAGCAGCCGGGTTTACGGATGTTTACGTTATTACTTACGTGGTCGACTAATGAAACTACTAGCTCTAACATTCATACTGATCTCGTGCTCAAAGGTTCTACCGAGTCCAAGAAATGAGGTAGTCCTAGACACGAGTTTGGTACGCGAAAAACTCGCAGAACTAGAGCTAGAAGCAGAATCCCTGTCAGACGAAAACGGCTGGCTAGTATCAAAATCTTGTGACTCAATGTTGTGGAGTGGAAAAGCATGTTTGAATATCACGGATCTGGAATCAGCTGGAGTCGATGGGAGATATTACAGAACGCCATCAAAAACGTGTTTCGCAGACACAAGGTCAGCCTCATCTTTCTCAAGAGACATGAGCCTCGGCCTCCTGAATTGCCTGATAGAAAAGAAGAACCTAGCAGCGATTGAGCGTCACATAGAATACGGCGATGAAAACGGCTGGATCATGGGCGAGGGAGCAATCAATCGAACTTATTACACTCCCGCTCTAATCGGCCTATGGTACAAAGCAGCGAGAGTCCTAGGGCACGACTACGGGTACACAGAAGTCTCAAACGTCTACCCAAGCGGCCTAACAGACTACCAAGCTCACTTACAGATGCTATTCATCCATTTAACAGGAACACTAGAAAATGGACAAATCAGCGATAGTATGCGGAATCGCATTCACGAACATAGTGACCGCATTCCTACTAGCGGCTTTTATGCGGCTCTTAGCGCTAGATACGGTGGGCCAGTTGATAGCGCTATCAACTTGTGCCTTGATGATGACAATCAAGTCGGGGACTACGTTCGATGCGATGACGAAAACTGCGAATTAGCAGAGCGAATATTCACATGTAAACTATTGTTGGGAGTTAGCTAATGACTAGAATCATAAACATACCGGGCTCAGATAGCTCAGATTTCTACTTTGACATAGCAAGTGGCAACGTACCGTCCGTTACTATGGTCAACAAATTCGGAATCAACGCAACAATCGGCACTACAGCCGAGGACATCTGGGCAGCTGGCGGCACACTCACTTACCTAACTACAGCCGCAACAATAGAGGTTATCTCATCGAGCACAAACGATACTGCTGCTGGAACAGGAGCGAGAGAGATTACCATAGAGGGATTAGACGAGAACTGGAATGAGGCATCTGAAACTGTAGCAACAGCCGGTACTAGCGCCAGCACAGCTACGACAACCACATTCATCAGAGTATTCAGAGCTGTAGTATCCCAAGCGGGAGCATACGGCGGATCAAACGCTGGTAACGTCACAATCAGAGTATCTAGTGCCGGGTCAACACAAGCTTATATCTCAACTAACCAAGGTCAGACTCAGGGAGCTCATTACACAATCCCGAGGGGTCATAAAGCCTATATTATTGATATGCACGCCTCAGTTGATACATCTAAGTCAGTTTCTTACAACGTATACAAAAGAACACGAGCGAATGACAACACGGTCCCATTCTCAAGCTGGCAGGTACTATTTGAAGCTCCCGGCCTAGAGGGCAGTAACCATTTGCCTCCAAGGTCCCCACTATTTATAGATGAGTACACAGACTTAAGAGTGACAGGCGTCGTAAGCGCTGGATCAGCTTCAGGCTCATTTGATTACCAAATCTTACTGTCACACTTAGGAGTCGGCGAATGAGAGGACCAACTACAATAGCGCTATTTAACGATAGTGGCGTAAGCGCTACATTCACCACCGATGACTGCTTAGTCGATGTCTACAAAGGGTACTCTGTGTCCTTTGTGCTTACTGAAGCTACTTCCATGTTTTCGATGGATATCTACATAGAGGGCTCAGCCTGTAGCAATGGAAACTTTGCACAGCTCACAGGAACCTCTCTCCATTTCGCGGGAAATGACACTATCGTCTATAACGTGTCCCAAGTTTACTACAAGTATTTCCGGGTAGTTTGTACGATCAATACAGGCAGCTGTGCTTTACTCATCGAAGTTACTAGGAAGGCATAACATGAGCCATACGACAGCAGAATTCCTAAGCTCAGTAAATCGACGCTCATTCGCGCCGACTGGCCAGACTACGTTTGAAACGGCTGATATCCTAGAGATAGGCAATGAGGAAATCAAATCGACCATACTCCCTGAAATTCTCTCTATAAGAGAGGAGTATTTCGTCCATTACACAGACTATGCAATCACAGCCAACCAAGCAGCTTACGATATCCCAGCGAGAGCTGTAGGCATGATTTGTAGAGAAGTCCATTATCTCGACTCAGCCGGTAGTGTTTCCGATCTAGACAGAATGGAACCTGAGGACGTAGACCATACCTCTCTCACTGAAGCCATACCGAGAGCGTTCTACCTCAGAAACAACCAAATAATGCTCCACAGAACGCCGTCGACTACTCAAGGAACCTTAAGAGTCTATTTCTTTCTAAGACCAGGGGACCTAATCGAGTCCTCAGCTGGTGCCACTATCACAGCGATAGACACAGGAACGAATGTAGTAACAGTTGGTACGATTGTATCGACCTGGGCTACAGGAGACATATTCGACCTAATCTCCAAACAAGGCGGCCATGAGTATAGGGATTTCGACCTAACCTCAACTACTGTCTCTGGATCAGATATAACCTTTTCCTCATTGCCATCTACACTGAGCGTGGGAGATTACGTAGCATTACAGGGACAATCCCAAGTAATCCAGCTTCCCCCTGACTATCAACCATGCCTAGCTCAAGCAGTAGCAGCATTCATCCTAGACAACATGAATCTACCAGGCTCAGAAAAAGCCTACGCTAGACTCAGCAAAATGCTCAACGCCGCTAAAGATATGATCAGCCCACGAGTACAGGGAGCTCCTAGAGCTGTCTTACCACCGGATTGGATATGATATGAGTCAATCGCTGACGCTGAAAATTGCTGGATTACACACAAGCCTGAATGAGCTTAGCTCTGTCCCTGAGGGAGCTCTCCTCAAAGCTGACAATATTGATATTATAAAAGACCACGTAGCTCAGCCTAGACGCGGCTTTGAAAGATTGTCAGCAGGATTCTCAACGTCTACAGATAGAATGGACGCCACATTTTTCTACCAAGCCAAACAATTCGGACATCATGGGACTCAGTATACAGCCGGGGAACTATCCTATTTCGACTCTGGCTCATGGACCTCGTCAGGAAATTTCACATCCCCAGCAGCTGATATCAGAATCAAATTCCTGGAAGCTAACCAAAACCTATATTTCACAAGCTCCACAGGTATCCAAAAACTAGACATCTACACAGGAACACCAGGACTATCAGGAGCTGACAAAGGACTAGATATAGACGCTACCCTAGCCGGTAGTGGGTCAGGCTTCCTAGCTGTCAGTTACCGAGTAGCCTACAGAATCCTATGGGGTAAAAAGGATGAGAACGACAACTTAATCCTAGGAGCTCCTACAGGCCGAACAGATGTCAAAAACACGAGCGGCAACACAGATGACATAGATGTGGCTACTACTATCCCAGCTGGTGTAACTACTGACTGGTTTTATCAACTATATAGATCTAGCCAGGTAGATAACTCCTCAGCAGAAGTACAACCAAACGATGAGCTTCAGCTAGTTTTCGAGGGAAATCCAACAGCTGGTGAGATCACAGCCAAAACTCTGACAATCAGCGATGTAGTACCTGACTCCCTGAGAGGCGCGACTATCTACACAGCTGCCACTCAGGAGGGATTAGCATTCCAAAACGAACGACCGCCTATGTCTCACGATTTGGCGTCTTTCAGGGATGTGACATTCTTTGCAAACATTACCAGTAAGCACAGATACTACCTGACTCTCACAGCGGTGGGCGGAACCAATGGAATCTCAGCAACCGATACCCTCTACTTGGGCGGCATTACATACACAGGAGCTAGCACCGAAACTATCGCGACTCCCAATTTCAAAGTCGAAAATAGTGGTAGCCTCTCAGTCTCCCAGCAAATTAAAGACACAATGTTCTCACTAGTCCGAGTAATAAACAGACACGAAAGCTCCACAGTCTACGCTTACTACCTCAGCGGACCCGATGACCTCCCAGGTAAAATCCTCATAGAGGAGCGAGGTATAGGAGGAGCTGCATTTAGCATCAGATCCAATATAGCCACATGCTGGAATCCCTCAGACATCCCAACATCAGGGGACACAGAGCAGTCATCAAACGATAGATTCAAGAACGGCATGATGTGGTCAAAACCCTTCCAGCCGGAATCAGTCCCATTAGTAAACCAAACTCAAGTAGGTTCTAAAGACTCCTCAATCCTAAGAATCCTCCCTCTCAAGGAAGCTCTCTTAATATTCAAGGATGAAGGAATCTACAGACTGACAGGCTACTACCCAAATTTCGAGACAGAGCTCCTAGATAGCTCAGCCAAACTCATTGGACAAGATACGCCAGCGATACTAAACAATCAGATTTACTGCCTAACAGACCAGGGAGTAGTAACAGTATCGGATTCAGTCAAAATCATATCCAGACCTATTGAGCAGGACCTACTTGAGCTTTTAGCCGATGACTTGTCTCTGGTGAAAAAAACAAGCTTCGGGGTAAGTTATGAGACAGATAGAAAGTACCACCTTTTTCTGGTCGGTGATTCAGGGGACACTACCCCAATTGAATCCTATGTATTCAACGTGTTCACAAACGCTTGGACAAAACACACGGTCGGAGCGGGCTCAGGGATTGTGTACGAGAATAATCTCTACCTTGGGGACTCTGGCTCAGAATATGTACTCAAGGACAGAAAAAACTACTCGTACCTAGATTACGCCGATTTCGGATTCTCAACGTCTATCACAGTCATAGCCTCCAACGTAATCACTCTACTGAGTAACGTAGACAACACGACAGTAGGTGACATTATCTACCAGTCAGACTCTCTGTTTGCGACTATCACAGCCATAGACACAATAAATTCTACGGTAACAGTAGACACCGAACCAGGCTTCACAGTAGCTAGCTGCGACATCCTGACCTCAGTAGCGACAGACATCCAATGGATCCCGGAAGTATTAGGCAACGCTGGCATTACTAAGCAATTTCACACGATGGAGCTCCTATTCAAAAAGGATTTCAACGGAACAGGATATTTCGCAGTAGAGTCAGACCTCAGCCAGTATGAGGAACTAGTAACCGTCGAGGGATTAGGTAACGGGCTATGGGGACTTTTCGGATTTGGAAACCAACCATGGGGTGGAGTAGCTCTCAAACGTCCTGTCCGCCAATGGGTCCCAAGAAACAAACAAATAGCCTCTCAGCTCACAGTCTCATTTCGACACGCTTGGGGATATTCCCCATGGGAGCTAGAGGGAATCACAATATTCGCTAACCAGGGCTCAGATAGGACGACTCGCTAGATGGCATGGGGTAGAAAAATTACACAGTCTTTAATGATTAAGCATTTCACATACAGTGAGGGCAAATTATTTTGGAGAGAGAGAACATCAACAAGAAATGTAGCACGAGTGGGGGATGAAGCCGGTGGACCAGACAAAAAAGGATATCGGCAAATTGGGTTTTTTAAGAAGAGACATAGAACACATAGATTAATCTTCCTTTTCCATCATGGATGGCTACCGGCTGAAATTGACCATATCGACAGGGATACTAGTAACGACAGAATTGAAAACCTAAGGCCAGCGAGTCGATTAAACAATATGCACAACACCAGGTATAAGGTTTCGGGGTCATCTAGGCACAAAGGAGTATATTTCGACAAGGTTCGTCAGAAATACAGAGCGAGGATTAGGGGAAACGGAAGGACTGAATGCTTGGGTTTCTTCACAGACGAGGACGCGGCGGGACGAGCGTACAATGCGGCGGCGATTAGAATTCAAGGCAGCTACGCCACTCTTAACAAAATAGAGGCATGATATCGCTAGAATTCCTACATTAAAAAAGATACTTCAGGAATCATTCCCTGATTTGCCTTGGATGCCGAGACTAGCAGCTCCTATCAACGTCTTTATCGAGGAGGTAACGAGAGCGTTCAATAAACGCCTAACCTTCACAGACAATTTTGATGGAGCAGTAAAAGAATTCCTAGACAATGGGGAATACCCTGTAAAATTAGCATGGGGACGAACCTCAAAGCCAACAGCCGTTTGGATAGGGAGAATCCGAAGATTTGACGGCGCGGCATCCTCTCTCTCAGCTGCTGTGACGCTAGATTGGCACTACAACGACTCAGGAGAGATAGAGATAGATAATATCGTAGGTCTAGGAGCAAGTAGTACAGACAAATTCTATATCAACATCATAGCGGTCACGGGGTAATCATGGCGTTCGTCGGAAATGCAGAAGAAGAACAAAAGCAAAAAGCAATCGGCTCAGCGCCAGCTATGTCCCAAGCATCTGGTGAGGCAACAGGAGGAGACTCAAGCGCTCCATCTGGCGGGGAATCTAGCAGCGGCTCTGGAACCGGCTGGACTAACCTCCAAAGCTACCTTAAGTCAAACGAGGGAAATGACGGCCAAATGGCTAACAAAATTGCCTCAGACACAAAAGGAATCATGGACCAGACCAGAAGCGACACAGCTGACTGGAAAACAGATGTCCAGGACAAAACCGCGTCAGGTACTACATCTGCTTTCGGTGGCTCAGGACCAATGAGCCAAATGGGTCAAGACGACTTTTCCAAATACTATGACGCCGAATACAAGGGACCGCAAACAGCCGAGGACAGCAGCAAATTCCAAGCAGCTGACTCAGGAGCTAAGAAATTCCAAGGACTGAGCACAGCCACAGACTCATTCGCTGGTAGACAAGGACTAGTAAACGACTCATTCAAAAGAGACGATTACGGCAAGGGAATGAATCTCCTAGATACCTTCCTAGTCTCTGGCGGTAAGCAAGGCAAGGAAACCATGCAAGGGATCCGAGACGAATACACAGGCTTTGAGTCAGACCTCAACAAATCCAAAGCTGACCTAGGTAGCGGCATCAAATCAGCCCAGGACACAACAGCTGCCACTCAACAGGGTTTTAGATCCCAGGTATCCGATGAAGCCCAGGGATATCAGGACCAGATAGATACTGCCAAATACTTCCTTGATGGAGGTACAGGAGGAGATGTCTGGAATAACCCACTATCTGGCGGAACAAACATTCAAGGCTCAGATGCTTTCAATAAGACGAGAGGCGAAACCAACAGCGCTCAACTCAAGGCTTTAAGAGAACTAGAGGGAAAAGACACCTCAGATATGACAGATTTCAGCGCTTACGATGTAGCGCCGAACCTAGACGCTACCTCGCCAGTCACACCGGCTGCTGAGGAGGATGACACAGACTATTTGGACTTAATTTCAAGATTCTAAGGAAGGGATATCATGGCAAGGGACTGGAAAGACACAATCAGAAAAGCTAGTACAGGAAACCTACATAGGAAAATAGGTATCTCTGACGAGGACTTGGATCAAGTAGCCGACCCTATCGGCCTATGGGACCCATTACTCAAAAATCCTGACGATACCAAAGCTCTAGCTGAAGCCGAGAGAGCAAGGAAGGAAGCTGCTTACCAGGACCTTTCAGCTCCTGAGCTAGCCGACTTAGAATTTCAGGATTACGAATGGCAAGGGGACCTAACACCAGAAGAAATCGCCTATCAGGACATCGCCTCAGCTCAACAGGGCGAATCAGAGATGTCAAATATCTCTATGGACCCAAGGCTCAGAACCGCTCAAATGGGCGCTCTAGAGTCATTACAAGACGTAGCTCAGTCAGGAGGCATGACCCAAGCTGACCAGGCTAACCTAGCAAGAATCCAATCCCAGACAGGGGAAGCAGCCAGGGGACGTAGAGGAGCTATCCAACAGCAAATGCAACAGCGCGGCATGGGAGGCTCAGGAATGGAGCTCCTAGCTCAACTCCAAGGAAACCAAGCAGCTACCAACCAGTCAGCTCAAATGGGACTTGATGTAGCTGGCATGGCTCAAGACAGAGCTCTACAAGCTATGCAAATGGGCGGCAATATGGGCGGTAACATTAGATCTCAGGATTGGGGAGAGCAGTCTCAACAGGCTCAAGCTCAGGATGCAATCAACAGATTTAATACTAGCAATACTCAACAGAGCAACCAATTCAACGCTCAAAACCAGATGACAGCTGACCAATACAACGCTAACCAACGGGCTGATACCAACAGGTTCAACGTACAAGGACAGCAAGGGATATCTAATCAGAACGTAGATTCCGGCAACCAGCAACAGCAATATAACCAAAACCTTGAGCAACAACGCTATGACAACTCCGTAGCTCAAACTGACAGGAATGCTGGAGTATACAGCGAGAATGCAGCAAACTTATCTAAGCAAGCAGCGGACGAAACCAAAGCCAAAGCGAACATGGTAGGCAACGTAGTAAAGGTGGGCGCTACAGCGATGTCAGATGAGAGAGTAAAAAACCACATCGACACTATCCCAGTTAAAGACGTAGAGGAGTTTTTCGACGCAGTGAAGCCGAAAAGCTACAACTACAATGACTCTGAGCATGGGGAAGGACGTAGACTCGGCCTAATGCTCCAGGATGTCCAGGATACTAAATTAGGCAAGGCTATGATCCGACCGACAGACGGCGGATATATGGCCTACGATAAAGATAACCTAATGGGCATCATGCTAGCTGGTATCGCTATGCTCCATAGAAAGGGTATGTAATGCAAGGACTAGAAGGATTCATGGATGAGGACGAGGAGAAAGAATTCGGACCACAGCAGTCAGGACTTGACCCTCAGCAAAAAGAGGACTTGTACGCTGCTATGATGGATCGGGAAAACTCGTCAGTAGCTGACGCCAGGTCCGCAAGTGACAAGCAAGGTAAAATGGCCATGTTTGGTCAAGCCCTAGAGGGAATGACTAGAGCTGAGTCCCAAGCTATCGGCGGACAAGGCGTTGATAGCAATTTCTGGAATAAACTAGGCGCAAACAAAAAAGGCGATGTCCGGGAAGCTCAGATGGCTAGACGAGCAGCTGTGAAGAAATACCTAAGCGACAAGAAAGACTCTAGAGACTCTGAGCAGCAAGGATACGACCGAGGCCGAGATACCATAAAAGACCAGCAGAAAAAGGACCGACTAGACTCTAACGAGAGAATCCGAAAAGCTGCTGACGAGGAATCCTTAAGGCGATTTAATATCAGCACAGGGATGGACCGACAGAGATTGACCGCTAGACAGGACCAAGTGAAAATATCTAACGAGTTAAAGCAACAGGCTTTAGAGGACAAGTTAGAGAAGAAATCCCCAAATGAGTTGAAAAAGGAAGGTCTGGCAGTAATTGGCGAACAAGCCGAGGACCAGTATCGGAAGTCGATTGATAGGGGAATGAAGTCTGGCGACTATGATCCTACTTCATCACTTGAAATGGTCGACAGCAGCTCATGGGCTCCTAACTGGATGAAATCGGACGCGGCGATAGAATCCAAGGCAAACGCTGCTAGTTGGATAGATTCATACCTTAGAGATGAATCAGGCGCGGCGATACCCACAGATGAGAGAGCTTCCTATTTCGAGATATATTTCCCACAGCCGGGCGATACAGAACAAGCTGTGAAAGACAAGGCTCTACTTAGAAAAACTAAAATGGGTAATGCCAGGACAGCCAGCAGGACGACAGCTCCAAAAAAGGAATCGGGCGTATTCCCAGGCAGAAACGATGGACCAAAACCAGGGTGGGCTAAATAATGCAAACTTACACGGTTAGAAACGAGGCAGGTAACGCCTTTGATGTAGACGAGGACAAACTCGATGAAGCCGAAAAAGATGGCTATCTAGCAGTAGTCTCCAACGGAACTGAGGAACACCGTGTAAGTAAATCAGATTTCCCCAAAGCTGCCTCAGATGGCTACAAGCCGCTAATGAGTAGCGATGTAAGTGAAGGTGATTCCGGACTCAGAGGAGCCATTGACACCCTATCACTCGGCTTCGGAGATGAGCTAGGCGGCCACATGGAAGCCTTAGGCTCTAAAATCGGCCTGAGAGGTATCGGTAGTCCAACTATGTCAGATATCCGCCTGGAAACTGACGAGGAGGACAAACAATCCTATTCAGAAGTCCAGGAGGCTATGAGAGACAGGAGACGTGCTCTAGACAAGGAAGCTGAGACAGCTAACCCGAAATCCTTCATGGCAGGTCAAATTGCAGGCGGCGCGGCAATGCCAGCAGGCGGCGCTCTCAAGGGAGGCTCATTAGCAGTAAAAGCCGCAAAGCTCGGAGCAATCGAGGGAGGCTTGTACGGTGCTGGCTCATCTGAAGAAGAAGAAGCATTAGAAATCATGAAGGACGCTGGCAAGGGAGCTCTCATAGGAGGAGCTAGCGGACTGGTTGGCGGTAAGGCCATGGAGAAAATCTCTGAGTATGCCGGAAAAGCATCCAGAGCAGCAGGGGATATGCTCCCAGATATTTCAGCCATGAAACGTGGTTTTAAGGAAGCTGCTAGCGAGGAAACCGTAACCGAAGGAATCCCAGCCAATATAGAGAAAATCTACAAGGGTATCAAAGGCGCGTTCACTGAGGGAGGAGCTACAAAGGAATTACGCTCTGAAATCGCTGAGCAGGTAGCTGAGGCTAGACAGATACTAATCAAGCCGCTCATGGAATCCCCGAACCTGTCAAAACTAGAGGTCATAGCCAACGGTAAAAGAATCAAGGCGATGTCTGACGATGAAGTCATTCTAGAGGCTTTGATGACAGATGGAGAGAATAGCGTCAAACGCTGGATATCCCAGAGAGCTGCTGTAGAATTCCCCGACAATTTCTCAGCGGACCAATACAACAAAATCCTCTCTATGCCAGCAGGTCAGAGAATAGAGGCTAGAGCATTCGATAAATCCAAAGCAGGTGAGCAGCTAAAACCAGTATTCGAAAAGACTCAAGCTAGTTTCAAGGAAGCTAGAGGAGAGGGTTGGGACGCTCTACAGAACAAAGCAAGAAACGAATTCACAACAGAGCATACCGATAAAGTCCTGAAAAGCTTAGATGGAGCAATAGAGGACGCTAACAGCATGTCTAGTATCCCTAGTGGAATCAAAAACCTCCTAGTAGACGCCAAAGCCATGATAGAGAGCGGCCAGGGACTAAGACTCCACAAGCTCAAAAAAGGCGCGTTAGAGGAGATGGATTCTGCTGAGCATTTCACTAGACTCCAAAAAGCTAGAGAGCTCCTAGATTCAAAAATCAAATGGGCAGTAAAGCACGATGAGGACAACATAGAGAAAGTCCTCAAAGGCGCGAGAATGGACATAGATGAAGCTCTGAAAATGTCAGGCTTTAAAGCTAAAGGCGATGACCTATGGCAAGCATCCAAGGAAGTAGAGAACAAATTCTTCGGAGCTATTGAATTCAATAAACACGGCAACATAGATATCGACCAGTACAAGATAACTAAAATGCTGAACGATACTGACGCTGCTGGAAGGTTCAGAGATTCCATCGACTCCCTAAAGACATTCATGACCAGGGATGACATTAGCGATTCATTCAAAGGACAAGGCCAGGAGCTGATAACAAAACTAGAATCAGCCTTAGAAAAAAGCGCTTCCCAGAGAGATCTAACAGGATTCCGTTACAAGCAAGGGCCCTCAAGCCCAGCGATGGAGAGAGCTACCGCCATCATGGGCGATGACTCCCTTGTAGAGACTGCGATTAGAGCTCCATCAGGATTTGTCAATCAAATGGACGAATTCCGCAAAATGGTAGCCGAGAAATCGGGGAAATCCTTAGATTCATTCGACGAAAAAGAGCGCTCAGCTATGGTCAAACTCTGGCTACTGAAGAAACGCAAACCTGATATGTCTGAAGCTAAATTCAATCAGCATTTCTCACAACAATTCCCAGGAGCAGCTAGAAAAGAAGCCATAGACGAATTCAACAAACAATAGGGGTCCCCTATGCCATGGAAGCTACTAGGATTCATCCCCTGGGATTTAGTCGTCAAATACATCCTAAAGTATTTCGGCAACAAACCAGCGGTACAAACCGTTGTAGCTGCTCAGCTTCCAGATACCCCTGTAAAACGCGACTGGCTTCCTATCGCTCTAGGAGAAATTGGAAACTGTGAAATCCCTGGCAGAAAGGACAATGCCAGGATCCTAGAGTATGGACGCTCTACAACTTACGATTTCAAAAATGACGAGATTCCCTGGTGTGCAGCATTTACCTGTTTTTGCTTAGAGAAAGCAGGCTGGCCATCTACCCGAAGCGCTAGAGCCAGAAGCTTTGAAACTTGGGGTATCCCCATAGAGCCTTACCAGGGCTGTATAGTCGTTTTATGGAGAAAATCCCTAGAGTCAGGCTCAGGCCATGTAGGCTTTTATATGGGTGTTGACCCTATGGACGAAACCAGAATCATGCTCCTAGGTGGCAATCAGGGAAATTGTGTTAAAATATCGTCGTATTCTAAAGACCAAATCCTCGGCTATAGATGGCCAAAATGAGCGTTTTATCATATGAAGTACAAAACGGCATGTTAGTCCTAGGCGTAGACTCAAATGAGGACGGGGACAAGGTCCTAGATCTAAAACTAAATATCACTGAGGGAATCCAGGAAGCGTTACAAAAAGGCGAAAAAATGGAGGGAGCTCAGCTAGTAGGCTTCGAATTCTCAGCCACAAAACTGAAGTTAATGATTGATAGCGACCAGGACGGCGAAAACCTCCTAGAGCTTGAAATCGACTTGATGGAAGCTGTAGACGAAATTAAAGACGTTATTGTAGGCGATTAGCAGGACAACCACGCTGCTGGATCTCTACAGCGTGGAGTCTATTCTCTAACTTTTCCACATCTGTTCGGATGTCCTCTACTCTCTGCTTTGTGCTATCTGCCTGTGCTAACCGAACGAAAATCAGATTAATTTTCTCAGCCATAGCGTGAACATCTTTCTTGATTGGCTTAATAGCTAGAAAGTAAAAGAAAATCATGATGAGTAATCTACCGGCTTCTGTGGTCATGAGAGCGACTATGTCAGCGTTAGGTGTCATGACTCAGCCTATGGTAAAATCGTGCTTAGATACTAGGAGAGTATATCATGAACAAAATTTGGGTTCCGGCAATAGCATTCATGTATTTTGTCATATTTGTGATCTATTTAGCTTGTGGGTCCCCCAAAGGCAAAAACATCATAACCGTAAAGAGACCAGCTAATACCGAGCCTACATCATGTCAGGGCTCACCAGTCGGCAACAAACGCCAGCTAGTCTGTGATCAGGAGGGATACCTAGGTTTTATCGAGCAGGAATGTAAAGACTCAGGCAATTGGGAGCTAATCAAATCAACGTGTAAGCCTCCTCCTAGCCAATGCGAAACCGAGTCCGCCAACAAAGTAACGTTTGTAAAAGACATCCTCCCTATAGTCGGGAAGGTAGCAGCAGAAACAGACGGCCGGAAAAACTGCATTTCCTGTCACGGCTCTCTAAGACTAAACGAGTACGAATTCATGGCTGCTCTAGCTGAGGAGTCCTACAGAAGAATCAATCTAGGCGATCAAGTCCAAAGGATGCCTCCCTATCCAGATAACAAAGCTCTCAATTTCGACGACCGAGAGAAATTCAAGCAATGGATCACAGATGGCCTATTAAACGATATCGAGTGCCAATCTCCTGAGAGTGAGACTCAACTCAATTTCAATACCCTAGACGACTTAGAGAGGGACGCTGTCAACGCTGTCCTAGAGTCCAGTAGACGTGATCAGCTCAATACTAGATTCATCACAGCCGACACAAAATCCAACTTAGGCTCATCCCCTGAGGAAATGCAGATTTATTACAACGGAATAAACAAGGCTCTAAATGCCCTGTCTACAGTCGAGGATGACCCGCTCCTATGCGTTCCTATAGATAGAATCAAGGGAGCTTGTAAGATAGATCTAGAGAGCGCAGGACTGACCCCTGAGAATTGGGAGCGAATTGTGCTCAATTCTTCCCTGGTTTTTGTATCGGTCACAAACCAAGGAAAACTCCTCAGGGAGCTAGTAGGCTCAGACGTACCATGGCTTACAGGCGATCAATTCATGGAGGGAGCTCTATTCGACTCAGAGACTTACTATGACATCATGGGTATACCTCTCCATCTGGAAGCCTACTGGGATTTAAAGGGAGTGGACTTCGAGCAGGACATTTTAGATTTCCGAGCTACTTTCGGCGGGACTAACAAATCCCCTATAGGAATATTCAAGAATCGACTGATAGCATTCTTCGACTCAGACGATGGCCAATGCTCAATAACATTCGACCCACAGGACGTTGCCGGTAACGCTGAGTCCAATCTCACAAAATTCCCCCTAGTAGGCGTCGGTATAGCGAGATTCCTATTCGACGCCTCAGAAGTATTGTGCTCACTACCCAATGGCGGTTTTGAGATGTCTCTCTGGAATGCTGCTGGCCTAAGACAAAACGTAGCTCCCACAGATATCGTCGTAGATGTGGAGGGAGGAAAAGTAAATGGAGACTTCGAAATCCTCAACGCTGCTGACTGCTACAGGTGTCATTCAGGAGGCTTGATACCATTCCAGGATGAGATCAGAGCTTCAGTCCTGGATCCCAGAAACGCCGGGGATTTCGATAGAAACGATGTCCTACTAGTTCAGGAGCTCTACGGAACACAAGGGGAATTAGATGCCACATTCATTAGATTCAATGACGAATTCAGAAAAACTCGTGCAAAAATTGGAGTCGATACGCTGCAAGGCGATCCAATCAACTACTACTCAGACAGATACCGCAAAAATTGGTCCCTTGATGACATCTGCGCTTTTATTAGATTTCCGATCAATACCTGCTCAGACGAAATCCAAAGGACCTCAGTAGCTGGCGACTTAGGACAGATATTTCTCGGCCAAACTGTAGCCTTTGATGTTTTCAATAATGTATTCGACCAATTGGTAGCCGATCTACTTATTGGACAAGAACCGCTAAACCGTCAATCCATAGGGGACTAGCATGATAAAACGTATCGCTATCAGTACTTATTTTGTGTTGCTGACAACCATGTTTGTGGTCGCCTGTGGCGGATATTTCGAGGACGAAAGAACCGAGATAGTCTTCGAGGACGAAAAACCAAAACCTCTACCTAAGGTCTACACTTGGGCGGACATGAAAAAGGCATGTTTCAATTGCCACAATTCCTCAGCTCCTCCTATTCCCCTTGATGAAGCAGGATTTAGAGCAAGCCCAAAGGTAAGAGCGAGGATCCAGGACGACACTATGCCTCCCAATAAATCAGGTTTCGTCAAATCCAAAGCATTGGAGTACCTACAGTGAGGCTCATCATGATCACACCTTATTTCGTTACATTCTTCCTAGCGTCCTGCTCTACCCCAGTGAAGAAAGCTCACTGGGAAGCTTGTGAAGAAATCTGTAGAGATCATGAGGGAGTCTTAGAGGCTTGTGACGAGATAGTACAAGGACTCGGATGCCATTGTAATAACGGAACAGTAGCTTGGTTCTCGTTAGAGGTTACTGACGATAATCCGAAGCATAACGAAGAACCTCACAACACAGACAAACGAGAGTATTGACAGGAGGCTAACCAGTAGCCTCCTCTCAAAGTCTGTCATTGTTCGTACCAACCAAGCTTCCAAGTAGAGTCAGCTAGCTTCTGTTGGCCAGAAACTGATGCGTGGAAGCAATCGACCTTAGAGATATCCCCAGGCTCTATTTTTCTTTCATTAACATCATTGGCAAAAATCACGTTTTCCTTGTGCTTGAGAGCAACAGTTTCTAAAATGAAATTCATCGCCTCCCAGGTATGGCTCAGGAGGTTAAAGTCCTGAACCGCAGGACAATTCCTCAAGATCTTTTTCCATACCAGATTACAGTCATTATCCCTCGATACTTCTAATGCCTGTTTGATGTCCGGGATGGCAGATAACAGGATTTTAATATTAGGCGAATGACTAACCAAACTATCTAGAGTCTTTTCCATATGTCTCTGATAGTGATCCAAATCGACCCCACCAGCACACAAGTCATTAGCTCCCATTAGTACCGTCGCATAGTCCACAGTCCAGCGATTGACTATCAGAAGCTGTCTCTTAAGATCACTAGATGTAACACCAGGAAAAGCTACATTGATGTAACCCACATCCCTATCAGGAAACGCTCTCTTTATCTTTTCCACATGAGAGTCAATCAATCCGCCAGTAGCCCAGCTATTTTGAGGCTGACTCCATTCCCCACCAGAATTAAAGGCAGTAGTCATCGAGTCACCTAAGGCCGCCACAAAGTAATCCTTGCGCTCTTTAGGACCCTCATGAAATCCAAAGCCACATTGGTCACAGTTACAAGCTCCCTCCTCATGTGGCAAACAACTATCTGAATGGTCGTACATCCCGTACCAGCCTTGCCTTTGGCTGATAATATCTGATTGTTTCATTCGGACTGTACGAGCTACGTGAGTGTTATCGTCATGCATGCAGTAGCTAACAACTTTATCAACGCTCCCAGAACCAGCAGGACCACGAGGACCGTCCCCACCAGGCTTACCAGCAGGACCTTGCTCACCCTTGAGGTCAGCAAACGCTACCTCAGTAGGTTCCCCATTACAGGGAGTAAATACAATCTTAGTATCTGTTCGTTCGATTTTAACGGGTACATGACAAGGGGGACCAGCTACGTCCTCCCCTGCTGCTACTGGCGGGTTGTTTAAGGCACAAGAAAGAACGCTGAATAACAATAATGGAAGTAAGCGCATGTAGACTCCTGTAGTCGAGGTGTAGAGTTATTTTATGCCTCGACCACAGGTCTAGCTACATAAAAACTCGACGATTAGAATAACTCCTATCGCTAGTGCCATAAAGCTCCCGGCGATAACAAAAACCATGAGATTAACTATTCTTTGGTCCATTCTCTATCCTATTAATTTCACGCTGCATTTTAGATATTCTAATGTCCTCAACTTCATCTTGTATTCTAAACGCATATTTAAACTGCTCAATCAAATTCTCCACGTCAGCGATTTCCTCGATAACAGGATTTATAGCCTCTACTTCCTTGCTGCTAACAAATCGGCATAGAGCCAAAGAGAGCTCAGCTAGCTCCTCCCTAAATTTCTCAGTTTGAATTTGAATACCATAGTGATCTAACACACTTAATAGACTACGTCTCATATGACAACCTTTCTGTAATCATTGTTGAATGTAATGCTATCTACTAGGTAGACGCC